GTCGATTGTTACTTGGTTGACAAATTTGTAAAGTCGCAGTTAGGCTGCGCACCCATAGATGCCATAGGATCTAGTTCTTTTCGCGCAAGAACTACTTCCGGCTTTATGGGGAGAGGAGCGCGTTCCTTCTGTAGAAGATGAGGTGATAGCTGAATGTCTAAAGAGTAACTCTCAAGGAAGCAAGAGCTTCTTCCAATCCCGTCAGTACACCGAGTGCGAGGCTATTCGACTTCATAGTATGCCAAATGGATATTGTTATTTTTATGGTATTTTAGCCTGCGCCTCTTTCTATAAGAAAGATGATAAAGAAAGAGAAGTAGACGTTGATCAGACTGACTTAAAGAGTTTATGTACTATCTTCAAACAGAACTGGCCTGCCGGTTTACCCGCTGATGGAGTAGACAGTATCTTAGATTTCCTTGGTTTAGAAAGTAGCATCAATTTTACTGAGCTATATGCCTTACATTCCTCTTGGACCTCTTTCTCTAGAAGATTGGTCACTATACAGAATTATGACTTTATGGGCTCGCACGCTTTTGTAGCTTCAATGAAAGGATTAAAAGTCCCCAGAGTCTGTTTTGACAAAATGATGCTTGTTGCTGGTAACTAGAATTATTTATTAGCTTTCGTCAGAGAAGTCCAATATTCAGAGCCCAAAGTGCCTATTGAAGACCTTGATGTAGAGGAAAATAAAGATTTCGAACCGGTCTTGGCTCCCCAGCAACTATATTGTCACGTTATGGTAGGGAAGAAGTTTACCAAGCATCTAGAAACTTTTTGTTCTCTTTACAAAGGTAGATACCTTTTATGTCTACATAGAGGTAGGGATAGTTTGAGATTCGATTCATTGTTTGAAGCTACTCAAGCAATGAGAATTCTAAAGAATAAGATGGGACTGTCCTGTGGACTTAATGAAGACAAAGAAACTCTCAGGAATCTATGAGTGTCAGATGAGAAATACAGATAAATGAGAAAGAAGTAGTCTAAGAAACCTGTCGACTCGGAATCTAAAAGATGGGAAGCTATTCCTGTCAAGTTGGATGCATACACGAACAAGAAAACTTACAAATTGAAAGAGAGTGAACACCCTAGATTCAAACCTGAAAACCAGATGACTGTCCTGGAGTGAAATCAGAAAGACATCAGGAATAAAATTCAACAAATGGTGTGTAAGATGAAGAAGTTCGATGTAGTTGAGGGATCTATTGACCATGAAATTAGCTTCATTAGCATGATGACATTGGCTCACAAGTTGAAAGACATGGATCTCTTCATAGAGTGCCGAGCACTGTCAGCCCTGATATTGCCTTATGCTCAAGTAACTAAGCGAGGAATGACATTACTGAGATAATCATTCCCTTACCTATTCCCTGACTCCATTATCAGACACTCAAAGAAAGTCACAATCACCATCACTTCTTACGAGTTGATCAATGAACCTATAGAAGAATTGAAAGCTAATGCTGATCTGATTGCATCTAATCCAATTCCTATTTCAATATCCCCAGACGCTCATTTTGAACATTTGTCCAATTTCTTTGAAGGATATATCACTAAAAGTGATAAAGTAGCTCATGGTAGATAAGGAAGAGACCTAGATTATTGTTTCTCAAGCTTAACATACAAGCCTACTGACTTGATTAAAGTTTCTCCTCAGAGTGTTCTAGAAAGGTTTGCATCTCCTTATCAGATCAACAGATTCAAATTAGAGTAAGCTTTAAGGTCTGGAGATAGATTCGATGGAGTGGCTTTATCTTTTCTCTTAAGACTGATATAACACGAGCCTCATATTTTGCAGTCTAAAGATGAGGAATGCCATTTAATAGATGTCCTAGATGATCTTGACAATCCTTATCTTAAATATAAAGATTGGATTATTACCCCCTACGGTTTATTTACTCGTCATATAGGTTAAGAATATAGATTCTTAAACTTGACACTATCCCTATTTGGAGATAGAATTTACAGATTAACTATCCATCACGCTAAACTGACCGATTTCTTACCTGCTGGCTTTTCGCGAGTCTTGGAATCCCCTGGACCCGGGCAAAAACTATAGATAGGGTCTGTATTTTCAGTAATGCCTGGATATTATCCCACAGATGTATTTGGAGACAAGGGTCTGAAATTGCACACATTTGTAAACTCATGGGGTTGGATGCTTTGTTTTAATACTTTTATTGATGACGTGCATTAGAAAATAA